AATTCTATCTGTTTCCGGATTTGTTCCTGTAGTTTCTGTATCAAAGAAAAAGAACGGTTTTGTAATTTGTAATCCCATGATTTATAAATTTATAGTTAATTCTTGTTTTGTTAATTCAAAATTCAAGTTCTGTAATTCGTGAATATATTTTATTGCAGTATGGGGTTCAACGATAATAGGAGAAATAAAATATATTCACGAATTACAGAACTTGAATTTTGAATTAACAAAACATAAAGGATTTAAATTTCAATATAAAAACTAAAAACCAAAAAATGAAAAACTTATCAGAAGAACAAAAATTAAAAGTTAGAACTATCATTGCAGAACATACCTATAATGATTTAGAAAACGTAAATGATGAATCAAACATTACAACAGATTTAGGAATGGATTCATTAGATGAAGTTGAAGTTATAATGGAACTGGAAAAAGAATTTGATGTTGAAATTCCAGATGTTGATGCAGAAGAAATATTTGTAGTGAAAGATTATTATGCTGCATTAGAAAAGAATATTAATTAAAAACAATTATATCATGAGTAAAAAAAACATTGTCGATTATGAACATTTTGAATTGATAAAATTCAAGTTTGTTGATAAAAAGGTTGAATTAAGTTATTTCAATTTGGATGATAAGGAAACAACACAAAATCCTAAATCAAACCATTATCCACATCAAAAACTTCTTGATGCTTTGGATGAATTCAAAGAAATATTTGCAGATGCTTCTGGACACTTAACCGGCTGGAATTTTTCAAGCTTCAGCAACCCATTCTGTTTTATTTTCAGCATTTTTAAAACTGATAACTGTTGAATAGTTTGGTAAACCACAACATTCACATTTATTTGCAGCTCTGGCTAATATTCTTGGTCTAATTTCCGTTTTCCAGTTTGCCGGATATAAATTATAGTTGATAGGCATTATTGAAATAATTCGTTTCTTTTTTTGTTTTCCAAATGTTCAGCAATCCAAGCTGGATCTTCTTCTGTTTTAATCAAAGCAAATTTTAAAATACAAAGTGCATCTGCATTCCACAATGTTACATCTTTTGCTGGAAATTGTTGTTCTGCATAACGCTTGTATAAATTCTTTCTGGTTGTTTTATCAACTCCTCTTGCTCCAAAACCTATTGTGCTTTGCCATGTAATCGGTGCAACTTGACAAAATTCAAAGCCATAATAAACAATCAAAGCTTTTATTTGGTTGTAGTTTGCCAGCATTTTAACAATCATGAATTGTTTCCCTTTGTTCTCTTCATCTGAATCACTTCCAAACATTTGGACTTTCTCAATAAAAACAATCACATTTTCATTGTTTTCTTTCACATACTCAAAATATCGCTTCAAATCAGAAAGGTTTTTTGGCATCTTAACAACATGCTCCAGCCTATCTTTCTTCCAAATTGCTATTCCTCCGGATGCTCCACAATCAATTGCTATGTAAGTTGTTTTTTCCACTTATTCAATTTGCTTTAAAAATTCTCTAATATCTTTTGCTTCCAGAATCAACTTATCAAAATATTTCTGAATTGTTAGATTGTTCTCTATTCTTTGAGCTTCCATTTCTAACTTGTGGGTTTTGCGTTTATGCTCGAATTCAGCAATCATTTGCTTTTTTTCTATCTTGGATATGTGAATATCAATTAAAAGCCTGTTATAAGCTTTATTTACAGTTTTAGCTGTTGCTTTATGCTTTTCAAGTAATCCGGATTCTATCAATTGATTTAAATACACTTCTAAATCAAAAGCTGGTTCAACTTTTTTTGTTTTGTAATTATCAAATGAATCCCAAATTTCTCTGATTATGAAATTTGTGTTTTTGTTTTGTTCCTCCAAAGATATAACATTTTCCACTTTTGGTAAACTTAATCTAACTTTTCCCCAAACATCAGAAGTTCTTTTTACATAAGCATTCAATATTCTTGTGTAAAATTCAAATGAAAATTCTCCATAATTATTTCTTTCCGGTTGCTGGTGTCTATCTTTTGGAAGATAATCATCTAATTGCCCAACTGCCAGCATATCAAAAGCCAGCTTAATGGATTGAATGCTTAAACTTGAATAGTATCTGGTTAATGTTTGGTAAAATCTGGTTTTTGTGTATTGTTCATTGTCCTTTGAATTGTTCCATTTCACAATTCCCAAATCTTTGCAAATCATTGGAACAAGTATTGCTATTTGCTCCATAATGTGCTTTTGTGGTAACTCCTTGATTATTGGATTTGTTGTTGCATCAGTAACCAGTCTTTCAATTGGTGTTAACTTTCCTTGAACTTCTGGAACTTTTAAAATCATCTGTCTTTCCTTGATTACTGGATTTTCAGAAAATTCAAATAGTTGTAATGCATCATTTTTTTTTTCTAACATAACTACAAATTTAAATATGCTTTCATTGCATCGCTACTTTCAGAACCGGCTGGAATATTGTTAACCATTGCAAGCTTGTTTTTCTGCTTATCGCTTCTCATAAAATCTAAAGCTGTTGCAATCCATCCTCTGGCTGTTCTTTTCAATGTTGGTTTCTTCAAGCTCCAATTTTTTACTCCTTCATAGTAAAATGAAATATCAACTCCCATTTGTTCAGCTTGAAACAATTCCTTTTCAAATATGCTCCAGATTCCAGCATTTGATTTTTCAAAAGTAGTTTTTATTTCAACATTAGTTGCTACTGTATCAAATAACAATCCCTGCACCGGCTTTTTCTTCTTGCTGTTTTTCTTTGCAAGTGCAATTGATGTTTTAACCATTGCTTGCAATTTCAGTAAATCATCCATTGTTAAATCAGAAATGGAATCATTTGATAAATCTATTTTTACAATTTTACTTTCCATGTAATTGAATTGTTTCTGTTGTTTGTTTAGCTCTTACACATTCAAAATTCCATCTTTCCTTCCAAGTTCTCCAACTTGTATTTGTTCCGGCTGCAAACAGATGAATGCATTGTTTTCTTGTTGGTTGAAAAGAACCCACAACAATAAATGGTTTTACTCCTGTTGGATGATTATCATTTTTAATAATCCATCCATTTACTGTTTCTTTCATAATTCTGTTTGTGTTTCATCAATATTAAAAAATTCCAAGTAATTCAAATTGCATTCTTCAACTGTAAATGTTATTTCATTTTCCAGCAGCTCAATTAAGTAATTAGCAAATTGAATAACTGTTAAGTTTTCAGCAACTTTTCCATAAGGCATAAAAGCCTTTAATTCTGTTTCCGTATAAGCAGAACAAAATTCAACTTCTGTTCCTCTTTCTCTTCCTTTCCTACTTGTTATGTGCTTTTCCTCTGAAATTATAACATGTTCACCATCATAAATTTCAAGCTTTCTTGGATTCCTCCAGTTGTTAACATAAAAGAATAGTGTTCTTTGCTTCAATCCAAGCTCCTTTAATTTTTTAGCTTGTTCAATTGTGCAAATTTGCTTTTTCAATGTTGAATTCTCCATAATTACAAATCATATTTAATTACATCTCTGGTAATGCACAAAAGCATTATGAACATCAAAACATGATATGCTATTGAAAAATAATAACATTGTTCCCGGCTTGCTTCTGGTTGCAGCATATTGTATAATATGCTGCAATGAAGCTCTATTGATTGAATTGGATTAATTAGCATTTATTTAATCAGTTCTTTTGTGAATTTCTGAAGAATTAAGCAAACTTCATCTTCCTTAAATGAAACTGCTTTTCCTTGTTCCAAAAAGCTTTCATAATCATTTGTTGAAAGTCCAATTGCAGCATCTAAAATTCTAAATCTTTTTTCCAAAAATATCTTATCCTCCAATGGAACTTCAAAACGAATTTTATTTACTTCTTGATAACCGGATTCTTTCAACAAGTAAGGAAGTCTTTTTTCAGTTAATCCAGCCATTGTAACTAAATAGCTTTGTTTTGGCTTTCCGTTGTTTCTGTTCTTGTCGTTTTCAATATCCAAGCTATCATTGTATTTTAGAATCTCCTGCAGCGTTTCATAAAATGGCATGAACACAATTAATTCTGCATATTTAGTATTGAAAATACAAGAATTACTTACTAACTGCCAGTAAAATTTGTTTCCATCTTTTGCTTTTTTTCGTAGCATTTCAACCACTTTATTCATATCTGGATCAATGAATCTTTTCACTCCTCCAGTTGGAATTATTTCATATAATCCACTTACTAATTGACAAAATGATTTTTTGGTTAATGGACATTTTATATCCGTTATTGCTTCATCAATCCATTGATCCAAAACTTTTTTAACATCAGAACCATCTGGAGTTCCAACCCATCTTGGATGCTTTGGATGTGCTTTTGTTTTATCTGAATGAAATTTGTAATTCTTTGGAAGTTTTTTATGCACAAAGCTTTCAACAACCTTTCCCCATTCCGTTGCAATCACTTCAACTTCTCCTTCCAAATTCTGAAGTAATCCTAATTCATATCTGCATTCTTCAAGATATGTAAAGAATGGTGCGCCTATTGAACCTTTTGCTGTTCCGTTTGCTGTAATAGAAGCAATTGTGCTTGATGTTGCTGCACTAATTCGAGTGTTTGATAATCCCATGTTATTATTGTTTTTGTTTGTTATTCAATTTTTCTAATTCCTCCAGAAGCTTATCATAATCAATAACTGATTCTGATTCAACTATTCTTTCAATATGATCTCTATCTTCTTGAAGTATTTTTGATTTATATTTTTTATACAAATCTTTAATCCTGTTCAGTTTCTTTTCATTCGTTTCTTCTGGCTTCAAATCTAAAGCATAAGCTCTATTTAAATCAGAACCAAACAATCTTCCAAAATGATCGCATGCATCCTTTAATGCTAATGTTTTTGCTAATGGAAGTGAAGATGCAATTGCAAATTCATCTAAAACATCTGTTTTGAACTTTTCCGGCTTTCCGTTTACATCTTTTGTTTCAAATACTTTCTTTGGTTCATCTGCTCCAACTCCATCATGATAAAGCCAATTATATGGAGCTTCTATTTCTCTATAATGAACCCTAATTGCAACCGTTGCTGCATTGAACATTTCTTTGTGGTTCAAAATTTCAATCTTGTAATTCAGCTTGAATATTTTCTTCAGTAAATATTCTACTTTGTCAATTGGCAAATATTTGAAATTGTTAAGTTTTGGATGTGTTTTAATCCAAGTTTCCGGAGGATCATTATCTAATAAATCTAAAAGTTCTTGATTTGTTTTAATTTCATCCAGCCTTGCCTTCAGTTTATCTTCTTGCATCCGTTTATGATTGATTTTTGTTTTGTTTTTTGTTCTTACTTACTAAATCCCAAATTTCACAATCTAAAGCAACTCTGATTGCTTCCAGAAAGTTTATTGTGGTTAAATTTAGCTGCTTGTAGCTTTCCCAATTCTTTTTGATAAGTTCTTTATCATCTGAAATAAATACTACTTCCAGATAAGCTTCAAGCCTTTCTGAATATCTTTTTCCAAATTGAGAAATGGATGATTTTGTTGTTTTTGTTTCCTCTGCTAAAGTAGTAATATTTTTTTGTTTCAACGCTGGATTTTTTTCATTCCATTGTTGAATTGCTTCTTTTATTGTAATTGTAAATTTTTTCATTTCCTTTTTTATTGATTTCTGTAAATGTAATTATCCCTTTTTATTCTTTCAACTTTGGCTTTAAACTGCTCCAAAATTCTTTCTGGTGTTGGGTTTTTGCTTCTGATAAATTGCATGTAAAATTTATTCAATGCAATTTCAGTTGGTGTTTTATAAACAACATCCGATTTCATGATACTTTTCTTAAAACTCTGGTTTTCCCATCTGCAGAAGCAAAATAAGCAAAACCGCTGTTTAGCTTTTCATTCTCCTGCTGTTTAGCTTTTTCAAGTACTGCTTTTGCACTTACTTTTGTTTTTTTCTCCTCTGCAAAAATGCTTTCTTTGTTTGGATCTTTGCGCTTGTCTTTTCTTTGTGCCATTGGTTTTATTGGTTTAATTAATTATTTCTGCCATTTGTTCATCATAACAATTGTAAAGTTCTTTATCCTCTTCTCCAGCATTGTTTTTTATATAAAAACTATCATGTTCAGCATCATAATAAATGCTGTTTAAATCATAATCTTTCATGTAAAAAATGGAGTTTTGAACACTTTCAACTTTGTTAGCATCCTTGAACTTTTTCTGAAGTTGCTTTATAGTTACTTTTTTTATAGCCATTGGTTAATATGTTTTTGTTAAACTTTCTATTGTGATATTGAAATTCCAAAAAGAATTTATTCTAAATGGTTCTATTTTTCTTGCTGTTTCCTTTACTTTAGGAATTCTGTTTTCATTTATAACACTAACTAATGTTATAATTCCGGCTGGAAGTTTTTGTTGTGATTTGTCAACATTGATAAATTTAGCCATTAATTCTTGATTATTGACTTTTACAATTTCACTTATTCCTGCTGGTTTTAATGTAACTACTCTTGCCATGAATTATTTATTTAAAAGTTCTTGATTTTTATTTTTTAGCCTTTCCTCTTTAAGCTTTTTATCAAATTCTTCCAATCTGTCATATACATTACTTGCACTTTTATAAGCAACTTTAATTCCAGCCATAACTAAATTAATTTGCTTTTTGTAATTCATGCTTTTTATTTCTTCCTTCATTGTTTCATAAACTGCTGCAAAATCATTCTTTAGTTCTTCTGGAATAAATGTATTCACATAAATTTCTACAATTTCTGTATTACTTAATTTTTTTGCTTTCAGAACTAATTCTTTGCTTTCTGCATTTCCCAAAGCTACTTCTGTATTTGAAACTGCTATAACTTTTTGTTTACAGCTTATTATTTCCCAATCAAATATTATTTGTATATCATTAGCTTCCATCCATTCCTTTTTATTAATTTCTGATAACCAATTATCTGCTTGTTCAACTGCTGTATAATTCAATGTTTTTCCTTTTTCAAGAAATGAAGGTGTTATTATATCCTCAAAATCTGGACAATCATACTTTTGTTTTTTAGTTCCTTTTTTACCATTGTAAAATAGAACACTAAATTTAGCTTGTATTTCCATAATTATATTTTAAATGATTTGTTAAATTAAATGTTTTTCCATCCAGATTTGTTTCAGCTTTTCAATATTCCAATCATTTGAAAGTATATCTTTTTTGAATTCTGAAAACGTTTTTTTTTGCAAAGATTCTTCTGTTTCAGTATATATAGTTTTTCCGAAACTATAAAAATAAACGCATTGTGCTGTATTTAACATTATTCCAATGCCTTTAACATTCACAATGTTCCACATTTTTATAATTTTTACTGCATCCATCTTAATCTCCATTATATCTTCCACATCCATAATAATAAGCTGCTCCAGAATCTTCTTGTTTTGTGAAGTTTACATAACAAGGTTTGATATTGTTTAATTTTCTGGTTTGCAAATCCAATTCAGTTTCAATTGCTTTTGTGTTTTTGTAGTTAAAAGCTATTCCTTGTGAAACTGCATAATCATTTGCTAATTTATCCACTTTAGCTTCTTGCCATGCAATTGTTAAAGCCATGCTTAAAGTTAAACCCATTGTTCTAACTAAATTCCATGCATTAATAAATACTGTTGATTTCATTATGTTTTTTGTTTTTGTTTCGACAAAGAAACGAATTAATTTTTAATATCACTAACTTTTTGTTAGTTTTTTTAAAAATATTTGTAAAATAGAAAAACCCACTAATTTCTTAATGGGTTTTGGAACAAAAACAAAAACAATGCCTTTTGAGGTTTGGCACGTTGCAAATATAGGTTATTTAAAACTCAAATTACAAAAAGTATTTCCTCTTTCTGTCATTACATAATATTTGAATTCTTTTGATAATGGAACAAATGAATCTGGAGTAATTGCCATTTCTGTTTGAGAAACAAAGCCATAAATTTCTTCTCCTTCTTTAACTTGCTCTTCTGTTAATTTTTCTCCAACTTCTTTTTTACCAAAATACATTTCCATAAAAGAATTGAATACTTTTCCATTATCGGTTTCTCTTAAAATTACCGAATACTCATTTCCTAAAAAATAATTCGTTTCTGTGTTGGACTTTCCAACTTTTCTTAATGTGTACATAATTAAATAAATTTATAAATATTGCTTACTCTATAAAGTTTTCAGCTTCCCTTGTTTCTTTTAAATACTGGTAAATTCCAGCCAAACTTTTTATAATAGCAGTAAACAGCAACTGGAATAAGTAAAAGAAGCAACCACCACAAACTGAAATTCAACCTCCAGCTTTCATTATGGCTTCCAGAATCTTCTTTTTTCGTTTCTGCCGTTTTGCCGGTTGATAATCCTTTGTTTTCGGTTTCACTACTACCTTCTTTTGTGATTTTATCCAAAGCTTCCTTGATGTTTTTATCTTTCTTTGAAGTTTTGGTTGTTGTGGTTTTCTCTGAATTGTTCAGTTCGGTTTTATTTCCTTTTTCATCAATTGCTGTTGCTGGCTTTGTTGGATCAATCGGTTTTATTGTCGTTGTAACTACTGTTTCAGATTCCGTTTCTTTTATTTCAGTAGTTTTAATAACGTTTTCTTCCTTTACAGCTACTTTTTCTGTTTTACTGGTGTCAATGGTTGCTTCAGTAACTTTTGATGCTTCTTTGCTATTGAATTTCGTTTTTGAAGTGCTTCTTACTCCGGAGCAGCTTATTAATAAAACTGCTATTGTAAATGCAAATAATAATTTGATTGTTTTCATGATTCTTTATTTGTTAGTTATTTTGGCAATCTCTTTTTAACTGATTTCAAAACTGCTTTTAAATTTGCAGCATAATTTGGATCAGTAGCATATCCAGCTTTGGCTATTTCTTCAAAAAATCTTTCTGGATCTTGTTTATATTTTAATGCTTCTGCATAACGTTGATTTCTTTCAAAGAAGTTGCAATAATCAATAAATGATAATTCTGCACTTGCATACTTTCTAAACCAATCTTTTATTGTGTATTTAAAACGATTCCCAATGTTTACAACTTTTATAATAACCGGAAACTTCAGTTTTGAAGTTTTGCTATATTCTGTTGTTGTAATCAATTGTTCATTTCCATTTACTCCATCTGTATCTTTTATTCCAAAGAAATTGTTTCCAACTGCTTTTGCGCTCCAAAGTGATTCCTGTGCTGCTGCAGTTAATAAAATTAAAAAGCTAAACCCCTTTTTGGATTCAGCTTTTTTTGCTTCTGGAAGATAGTTTTTTATAAATTCTTCTGGTGTCATAAATTATCTTTTTTTCTTGTAAATTTTTCCCAAACTCGTTTTCCTATCAATCCAAATATTCCACCGGCAAAACCGAAAATGCAAACTTTTAAAAGATCAATCCCGAAATCAAACATAAAATTGTGGCTTGTTAAAAAACTAAATACTCCAAATAAACCTCCAAAAAGGATTGATAAAAATGGATTTTCATGGTGTGAATGATTCATTTTATATATCGGTTTTAGATTCTTCTGTTGCTTTTTGCTCTATCTGTTCAATGATTTTATTTCTTGCTCTTCCAAATGCAGCTTGAAGCAAAAATGAACCCATCATTCCAATTCCAAAAAAGCTCCATCTTGTAAACTCTTCAATTTTTGGATAAACATTCATTGTTTCCTGCAACAATACAACCCAAACTAAAACAGCAACAACTGATAATGCAATACTCAAATAATCTTTATCCAAGTAATCTTTCTTAAAAGAAAATTCAATGTTTTTTCCGTTTGCAATTCTCTGAAGCTTCAATGCTGTTATTAACATAAATGCAAAAACTCCTAATAACCCGATTCCAATGTAAATTAAGCTTGTCATGATTTGGTTTTTTTATTTTTAATAATTACTGCTCTTATAAAGTCCAAAAATATTAAAATTATACATCCCCAAAGCATATAATCTGAAATAATATTTAAATTCTTATAAATTACAGCTAAAGTTGCTCCAGCTAAAGAACCAATTACTGTTCTTAAAATATCTTTTTCATCTATTTCTATTTGAAAAATAACTTTGTTTCCATATTCCCAAACAACTCCAGCTCCTCCTCCAAATATAGTTCCAAAGAATATAACCCATGCAATTTTGCTTCCTATATCAAAATCAAATACTCCTGTACTGTTTCCAATGCAATATGCAAATGTAAATCCTGCTATCAAATGCGCTAAATCTCTAATTGTTTTCATTTTTATAAATATTTAGAGTTATTAATTATTTTATTTTCTTAAACTTTCATTTTCTATAACTAAGTTTTTACCATTTCTCCAACTTGCTGTGGTTATTTTTTATATTTTTTCACGCCACTTGCAATACGATACGCATTGGTAAGCACTATCATATCTTTTTCTTTTTGGTTCATTAAAGCTGTTGGTACTTGAAGTTGTGCGTCTGGAACCGGCTCAACTTGTGTTGTGCAGCTGATGAATAGTAGTGATATGAATAGAATTGCATTTTTCATTGTAATATATTTATCCAGGCACCGGCAATTATTTGACGTCCTACATTATTTGGATGTATCTCATCATTAGTTGCTTGATAGGTAGTTTTTAAATTTCCATTACCATCATCTAATAAAGGAACGTGCGAATTAATCCTTCCGG